AGCCCTTTAAAGGCTGTGAGTGAAAGAGACGCTCTTAAAAAAGCTCTCTATAAAATGAAAGCTAGACACAATGGTGAATTAAAATCATTGAAGACAGCTTGGGTGAATTTTAATAATGCTTTTTGTGATGGTCTAGAATGGAGAACTATTACAGTTGTTGGTGCAAGACCAGGAACAGGTAAGACTTTATTTATGGAACAATTGGTTAATGATGTCATCAAGATGAATCCTGACCAAAAGTTCAGAATATTAAAGTTTCAGTTTGAGATGCTAGATGAGACAAATGGTATTAGAAAATTGTCTATGAATGTTGGTTCTGATTACAATACTCTGATGAGTAAGGATATGCCTGTAGACAAAGGTGTATATCAAAAGTGTGTTCAGTTTTATGAAAGCACAGAAAGTTATGATATAGTAGATGTTGTGTATGATCCATGTACAGTGGAAGAGATGTGTGCTACTATTCATTCTTATATGGAGCAATTTAAAACAGAAGATGGTTTTGTAAATACTTTAGTTACTGTGGATCACTCAGCTTTATTTAAACTTGGTGGAAAGTATAAAGATAAGTTTGAGATGTTGAATGCTTTTGGTGAAGCCCTTACAGAAATGAAGAAGAAGTTTCCAGTGGCTTTCTTAGTTCTTAGTCAGTTAAACAGAAATGTTGAAACTATAGAAAGAGCAAAAGATGGTACATATGGGAATTATATTCTAGATTCTGATTTATATGGTTCTGATGCTTTATTACAACATGCAGATGTTGTGTTAGGAATTAATCGTCCTTTTAACAGAAGAATTAAATTCTATGGTCCAGAAAAGTATATTATCAATGACCCAGATCTTTTAGTATTTCACATACTAAAATCAAGAAATGGTTTTATGGGTATGACCTTTTTCAAATTGGATAGAGATGTTATGAGGATTATTGAGACTGATCCACCACCAGTATCTGCACATTAATTTTAAAAATATGTATAACAGAAGAGACAAAGAAAGAGAGTTGATGGAACATCACTCTGGTTATCTAGACAAACTGAGTTCTAGTTACCAATTTATTGCAAAGACTGCTTTTTATAGCAAAGGTAAATTTGGAAGACAGATCCAGTTATTTGAAAATGAACTAAATAAGGGTTCTGATATTTATGTAGAATTGGTAGATATTGTTAGAGATGCTAAAGGCATGGAAACAGATATGACCCCAATGTATTGGGAAAGACCACTATTTAAATGTAGATACAATCCTTATTTTAAAGAAGAGTATGAAGTTAAAGTTTCTACAAATTCAAGAGGAGATGAATACACTGCTTATATTATACCTACTTCAGAGTTGGTATGTGTAAACAAGGGTTCTGAAGAAATTCCTTACAATGAGTATGAGAAGAACAGAACTACTGAACCTGTAGAGCAGAAGAAGTTAAGTGTTTTTCCAGACTTTGAAGAGGAGTTTGTTCCCAAACTGAAAGATGTAGAAAGTTCAGGTGATGTATCTGCTATTTTATTAGAGATTGCAGCTGGATTTCAGAAACTTGCAGTAGCATTTAAAAACAAATAACATGGGTATAGTACTTCCAACTAAAAAAGTAAAAGCTGATAGAGTTAATCCTAAAAGATTAATTATCTACTCTAAGCCTAAAACTGGTAAGACAAGTGCATTTGCTGGTCTTGAGGGTAATTTGATTATTGACTTAGAAAATGGTGCAGACTATGTTGAAGCCATTAAAGTAAAAGCAAATAATCTACAAGAGCTCAAAGAGATTGGTAAAGCAATTAAAGAAGCTAACTATCCGTACAAGTATGTTACAATTGATACTGTGACAGCTTTGGAAGATATGGTTATGCCGCTTGCAATTAACCTATATAAACAAACACCAATGGGTAAGAACTATTCTGGAGACAGTATACTTACTTTACCAAATGGTGCAGGTTACTTATATGTTAGGCAAGCATTCTTTCAAGTTTTAGATTTTATTGATACATTAGCACCCCAAATTATTTTATCTGGTCACATTAAGGACAAGCAGGTAGATGATAAAGGTGAGATGGTTATGTCTGCAAACATTGATTTGACAGGTAAAATAAAATCTTTAATTTGTGCAAATGCAGATGCTATTGGTTATATGTTTAGAAAAGGTGAACAAACTATTCTAAGCTTTAAGACTAATGAAGAAGTGACTTGTGGTGCAAGACCTGAGCACTTAAGAAATGAAGAGATAGTAATTTCTGAAATGGTAAATGGTGAGCTAATGACTCACTGGGAAAAAGTATATAAATAATAAATAATAACAAAAATGGGATTAAGTACAAAAGATCTAGTAAGTGAAGGTGGTGGTGGAATGGCAAAGACTATTGCACCAGGTAACCACACATTAAGAATTAACAGTATTGTGTTAGAGGACTTCCAATTTATTGATGGTGCTAAACACTTGATGTTAAATGTTGAGACAGAACCAATTGATGGATTTGAAGGTTTTCTAATTGATAAAGATGATGAAAGCAAAGGAAAGTATAAGGGTCAGATTGGTAGAGTAAAAGCTAGTCAGTATGCATTTGCAGATGGACAAACAAAGTCTGGGATTAAGATTCAAAGAGATAGATCTTTGATGATGTTCTTGGCTAACTTGTCTAAAGCAACTGGTATAATGAAATGGTTTGAAGAACAAGATAATAAATTTAACAGCATTGAGGAGTTTGTAAAGAACTTCAGTGACAATGCTCCACTTAAAGATAAGTATCTAGATTTCTGTGTTGCTGGTAAAGAATATGAGAACAAGTCTGGTTATACTGCATATGACATGTGGTTGCCAAAAGCTGAAAACAATAAGTATGCTTATGGTGAAGAAGGTTCTGATAGAATTCTTAAGTATGATGAAGGTAAGCACCTTAAGAAACTTGAGGTAAAACCAGTAGATAATTTTGGTGATGATGATGATTTTCCAACACCAGGAAAAACATCTTCTGACTTTAGTTTAGATTAACAGCTCCTACATAATGGGGAGTTAGTCTAGCTCCCCTTATGTACTAAAAAGTCAGTGTTTAATATACGAGAGAAGACACCTTCTATGTGTATTTATATTGACAGAAATAATATCTACAAGTTTAAAGATTTTTCTTCAGGTATTGGTGGTGATGCAATAAGCCTTGTCCAAAATCTATTTAATTTATCTACTAGAGGTTCCGCAAGTTATAAGATAATTGAAGACTATAACCAGTATGTTTTAACTAATGGTTGTAACACAATAAGGTCTTATAAACAACACAGTAAATTTAAGGTTACTGATTATGAGATGCGGCACTGGAATACTCTTGATCAAAAATATTGGATGGGATTTCACATTGGTTCTAGATTGTTATCTAGATATAATGTTGTTCCATTAGAATATTATATAATGACAAAGACAGATGAAAATGATGTTGTGTCAAGTATAACTATCAGGGGTAATTATATCTATGGGTATTTTAGGGAGGACGGGACACTCTATAAAATTTATCAGCCAAAGGTTAAAGAAAGTAAATTTATCAAGGTAAGAGATTATATACAAGGTACAGAACAATTAGTATTTGATAAACCTTATTTGATTATAACATCTTCCCTTAAAGATAATGATGAGGCTGGTATCAAAGCTGCTGAGAAATATAAATCCAAGTATGGTTTTAATTATGTTATTCTTGATCTTGAGAAAGATTTATCAGATGCTATTAAAGTACATGGTGTAGATAAAGTAAGAGACAATCTCTTGCCATTACTAAAAAATGCAATACTATGAGTAAATGGTCATACCAAGGACAAGACTTTGAAAGCTCCATGATTCCAGAAGGAGCAGAGGGTTTTGTGTATGAAATGCAGGCTGTAATAGATGGTAAACTTGTAAGGTATATTGGAAAGAAGAACTTTTATTCTGTAACAAAGAAGAGATTTGGCAAGAAAGCCCTGTCTTCTATGCAAGATAAAAGAGCTAAGAAATATACTATGCAAAAGAAACTTACCTATCTAGACTATTATAGTAGCAATACTGTGCTGAAAAATGCACATAAATCCGGGATAGAAGTTAGAAGATACATACTCAAGATATGTTTCTCTAAAATAGAACTTACTTATTATGAGACCAAGTTTCAGTTTGTTAGAGGAGTATTAGAGAGTGATGAATTTTTAAATGGTAATATCCTAGGCAGGTTTTACAAATTTAAATAATTATGACAGAACAAGAATTAACACAAACCTTGATCCAGTTAGCGGATCTGGGGGTTACTGGTATTAGAATAAATTATGAAGGTGGGGGAGATAGTGGTTGTATAGAAGATATATTTTATACAGACAAAGAAGGTGTTTCACTTGGAGAAGTTCAGAATTTACCTTGGGATTCTAAGAATCTAAAAGAATTAAATAATGAACTTGCAATAAACATAGAAAATTTTGTTACAGATACAATTCTTGATACCATAGAAGATTGGTGGAACAATGAGGGTGGCAGTGGTACAATGTCTATATTAGTTCCTTCCGGGGAATATAATGTAGAAAATAACATCAGAAGAATTGATTATGATGAGTTTTTTCATGAAGGTAATTTATTTAGAAAAACAGAAGACTAATGTCGCATCCTTGGGAACATGCAAAATCCTCTGCTAGAAAGTGGGGAGGTAAACCAGAAGAATACATGGTATATCATGAATGGTTTGATGAAACAAAAGCTTGGATAGGACATTCTAAACATAGAATGTTTAGACACCACAGTGAAGGTATATTTGAGATGGAAAGCATCTTTGGAGTAAGTTTTGTAAATAGTGATAACAGAGTTGTATACACAAGATATGTTGGTGAGCAACATGTTAAAGAAGATTGCAATGGTTATATTCCAAGTGCTAAAGAGTGGGTTGATAATATAAATACACCTACAGAGTGGATGATTAAAACTTTAAAGATTGAGGACTGATGGAAGAAGAAAAAGTATTTACCCTTAAAGAATATCTACAAGTTATAGATAATGCATATGCTACAGGTAAAGCAAAAGTATCTGTAGAAGAAAAAGAAGAGATGATTAATCATATAAAAACATCTGCAAAAAATTGGGCAAAAATAGTTAGCAATAAAATTGAAGACTGATGATTTTAACAAAAGATGAAGTAAGGAATCTGATTGGAATGCTGAGATCTCCAGACAAAGACAATAGACTTGTAGCTTTTAAGATAATAGAAGATCTAAATCTTAAAGAATATGTTGGAGAGATAATGGTAATGTATAAATATGGTGAGTATAACTTGAGTAGTTGGGAACAAGACTGTAAACCTGCACATGAGTTTATAGTAGAGAGAATTGAGAAGTTCAATGGATATTGGGAAAGTAAATTAATCTCCGGAGAAATACTTGCACTAATGACAGCAAATAAATCTAGTAAACAATCAATAGAATTATTCTTAGAATATTTTATTAGAGACATGACTAAGATATTAGATGCTATGGGATATCCCACGGATAAATTTGAGTTAGATATAAAACTAAAACAAGATGGACAAACAACAAAGTCTTAGTAAAATTAGTAAAGAGTTGATGTTGAAAGAGCCCTATTATGGGTTCTTTCTTATTATGCTCAACAAAGTATGGAGAAAAGATCTTCCTACTGCAGGTGTTAGTAAGAATGGTATCAACTTTCAGTTGGCTATCAATGAAGAATTCTGGACAGGCCTCAGTGAGATGCATCAAATGGGATTACTAAAGCATGAATTACTTCATATTGCTTTTGGTCATCTGACAAGTTTTAAGTCTTTTAAGAATCATAGACTTGCAAACATAGCAATGGACATGGAAATCAACCAGTATATAGATAAAGACTGGTTGCCCAAGGGTGGAATAGATATAGATGACTATGAAGATTTAAATCTTGATAGGAAAGCTGGTTGTAGATATTACTATGACAAGCTGAATCAGTTTCAAGAAGAGAAGGATAAGAATGGTAGTTGTGGTAATGAGGATATGGATAAGTTACTTGACCAAGTAGCTAATGGAGAAGGACCAGACCACAGTACATGGGGAGAGTTTGAAGATCTTAGTGAAGCTGAGCAAAAGTTAATAGAGAAACAATTACAGAAAGTTTTATCTGATGCTAAAGAACAGACTGTTAAGAAGCGCGGGAATATTCCAGGTGAGATAGAAGGAGTAATTATTGTTGAGCAAATAGTACCACCTAAGTTTGACTGGCGTGGATATATTAGAAGATTTACTGGAATTAGTACAAAGGTATTTACTAAGAAAATCCGTAGAAAAGAAAACAGAAGGTATGAAGAGAATCCAGGTCTGAAGATTAAAATGAGACAACATATGTTGTTAGCTATTGATACTTCAGGTTCTGTGAGTAATAATGAGTTACAAGAATTCATGGGTGAGATTCACCATATTTACAAAGCAGGTGTAGATGTAACTATAATGCAGTGTGATACTAGCATTAGGTCTATTGAAGCCTACAAAGGTAAGAATGAAATAAATGTAGTAGGAAGAGGAGGAACAGAGTTTGATCCTGTCTTGGATTATTATAATGCTAACCAAAAGAAATATACTAGCCTGGTGTATTTTACTGACGGTGAGTGTTATACATCTGTAGTACCAAAAGGTAATGTCCTTTGGGTATTGTCAGAAAGATCAAGTATGAATGAAAGTTTACCAGGTAGAGTTATTAAATTAGAATTATAAAAATTATGAACACAGTACAATTAAACGTAGAAGAGTTAAAAGGATTTATCCGTCATATGGTTAAGAATAACCAGCATATTCAAGCTGAAGGTAAAGTACCTGTAGCAATTAACATAGAGGGTGATGCCGGTCTTGGTAAGACTTCTGCTATTATGCAGTTGGGTAAAGAACTTAATATGGATGTAGTAAAATTGAATCTATCTCAGATAGAAGAACTAGGTGACCTTGTTGGTTTTCCTGTGAAAGAATTCTTAGTAAGAAATGTAGAAGGTAAAGAAAGATGGATAACTGAAGCTCAGGTTCCAGCAGCCATGAATGCTAAGTATAGTGTTGTAGATAAGAGAATGGCTCATGCTGCTCCTGAGTGGATTCAAGGTAAAGGTGATGATTTTAGAGCAGATATCTCTAGTATTATTGCAACACGGGTAATTAACTATTCACTTGTTCAAGCTGATAAAGGTGCAATTGCTCCAACAGT